GCGGATGTGCAGGTGGTGGGCCAGGACACGGCCAGCGCGTCGACTTGGATGTATGTCGGGACGCTGACCAACTCCGGGGCCGCGCCCGAAGACCTCACGATCACGCTGACCGTCGCGGCCGGCGCGACGGCCCCAACGCTCTACACCATCGGCAACCTGACGACGGTCGTCTTCGTGCAGTTCAACAGCACGCTTATCGGCGCTGAGACGATCACGATCAACACGGCCACAAATACCATCACCTCGTCGACTCGCGGCTCGCTCAAGAGCGAGATTCTCAACGGCGTTTCGATCAGCGCGCTCAAGCTGGCTGCCGGCGCAAACAGCTTTGGCGTCCTGGTATATGACCCGTCCTCGAAAGTCACGGCCACCCGGACGCTGCTCGGGTTCAAATACTGGTCGGCGGATGGGCTTTCATGAGTGACGTTACCTACGCCCTGAGGGTCTACAACAGCGCCGGCACGCTGCTCGACACGCTGGTGGACCTGTTCGATCTGGGCGTGGCCAGGAGCGGCAACGAGCCGCCGGCGCTCTCTGTGCGCTTGCCCTCGGACGCGATCGACGCGGCCAACCTCGTGCCCGACGCCCGGCTTGAGCTGGTCCGGACTGGGACAGACGGCGCGGCGCGGCGGGTGTTCGGGACGATGTTCCTGCTCACCGGCTGGACGTCTGGCTACTCCGGCAACGAGGCGGACCTAACCCTGTCCGCCCGGGGCGCGGCCTGCCTGCTCGAGCGGCGCATCGTCAAATACACCGCCGGCAGCGCTCAGGCGTCCAAGACCGACTACGCCGACGACATGATGCGCGATGTCGTGCGCGAGAATTTCGGGAGCGGTGCCGGATCCGGCCGCGACTGGTCGAGCAATCTTTCGGTCGAGGCTGACGTATCGCTCGCCCCGTCGGTGTCGAAGTCGTTCGCCTGGCGCAACGTGCGGAACGTCCTGGACGATCTTTGCGAGGCGTCGGCCCAGAACGCCGCGCCTGTTCGCCTGTTCTATGATATCCCGCACGAGACCGGGACCGGCTTTGTGTTCCGGATCTACACCGGCCAGCGCGGGACGGACCGGCGCACGCTGATGACGCTCGACTCGGCCGCCGGCGACGTTCAGGATGCCCGGCTTGCCCGCGACTACGCGGGCGAGAAGACCTACGCCATCGTGGGCGGGCAGGGAGAGGGCGCGGCCAGGACGCTGGTGTATGTCGAAGACACCACCCGCTACGACGGCTCGCCCTTCGCGCGCAAAGAGATATTTGTCGACGCCCGCAACTACACCTCGAGCACGGGTATGTCTGACGAAGGCGCGGCTGCGCTGTATGACGCTCGCCGGCTGGTGACGTTTGCCGGCCGGATCAACACCGGGGCGTATGAGTATGGCAAGGATTGGGAGTTCGGGGATAGGCTCTACGTCACTCACGAAAGCCTCCGCGTCGACTGCATCGTGCATTCGGTGACGATCAACCTGGCCGGCGGGCGCGAGACTATCGTCGCCGAGCTGAGGAGCCTGTAGATGAGCGACATGGTGACGGCAATCCGGAGCGTGCTGGCCGAGTCGCGCGACCAGGCGCGAGTCATGGAGCGCGCGCTGACGCAGGACGCCATCCCGGCCGGGTCTGGCACGGGCACGGTGACCTCGGTGGCGCTCACGGTGCCGTCGATCTTCAGCGTGTCGGGATCTCCGATCACGGTGGCGGGCACGCTCGCGGTGACACTGGCCAACCAGAGTGCAAACAAGGTGTTGGCCGGTCCGACAGGCGGTGGGGCTGCGGCGCCGACGTTCCGGGCCCTGGTAGCGGCCGACATCCCGGCCCTCTCGTATGGCACAGGCACGGTGACGAGCGTGGCGCTCAGCCTGCCAGGCATTTTCAGCGTGAGCGGCTCACCGGTCACAGGCTCTGGCACGCTCACCGGGGCGCTGGCCAACCAGACGGCCAACTACATTTGGGCCGGGCCCGTCTCAGGCGGGGCGGCCGCGCCGACGTTCCGGGCGATGGTGGCCGACGACGTTCCCAACGCGCTCATCACCTACGCCAAGATCCAAAACATGACCACGGCCCGCCTGCTCGGGCGCACGACGGCCGGGGCGGGGGTGGTTGAGGAGATCTCGGTCGGGGCGGGGCTGACGCTCTCGGCCGGGGTGCTCGACACGGTAGGCGGGGCGGCGATTACGGGAACGGGGACGGATACATACCTCACCCGCTGGACGGGGGCGAGCACGATCGGCGATTCAACGCTGTATCTGTCGAGCGGCAAGATCATCTCGGCGACCTCTAACTCCGGGTTGAAGGTGCAGCGGACGGGCGCCAACGCAGCCAGCGACAACGTGGCTGACGCCTCATTTGGCTTCTTCGCGACGATGAGCAACCTGGCGGTCGACCGCGACGGCGGCGGGATCATTGTCCACACTGCCGGATTCTCGTCGGACTCGTCCACCGAAGAAACCAGGGTGTATGGACACCTGATCTGGCACACCGACGCCACGTATGACATCGGCGCTTCGGGCGCGAATCGGGCGCGGGACGCCCACCTATCCCGCAGCCTCTACGCCGCGTCGATCAAGTTGCGGGGCTCGGGCTCCGGCACGGCGACGATCACGCCGCCCGCGACTGCCGGCACGCCGACGCTGACCCTGCCGACAACGACCGGGACGCTGGCGCTGACATCTGATATCAACACCGCCGTCTCGGGCACGAGCGGTAAGCTGGCAAAGTTCACCGGCGCAAACACCGTAGGAAACTCGATCATCACTGAGTCCGGCGCGACCATCAGCGTGCCTGGGACGGTGACCATCGTTGGCCAGAGCAACACCAATCAGCTTGTCGTCGAGGGGCATACCACGCAGACTGCCAGCCAGATCGTCATCCAAACCTCGGCTGCGGCCGAGCTCGCGCGAATCTACGTCAGCGCCACAAACTCGCTCGCTATTGGCTACCAAGCCGGCGCGGCCCTCACTACGGCGTCTGGCGCAGTGGCGATAGGCTATCAGGCGCTGAACGCGATGGCCGGAAATCATGGAGCGATTGGAATCGGACTCCAGGCTGGGAAACTTGCAACTTCGAGCGGGACTATTGCGATTGGCTACACCGCTGCAGCCGCCGTCACGTCGAACAATCTGATCGCAATTGGCTACCAAGCCGGCAACGCCGCGACTGGAGATGCAAACATCCTCGTCGGATATCAAGCAGGGTGGAAAGTCGTTGCGGGCGCCAGCAACGTTGCCATGGGGCATTTTGCGCTAAATGCAAACGTAAACGGGACAGACAATTTTGCGCTGGGATACCAGGCGCTTTTCGCGTCGACGTCCAGCTATAACGTAGCCATTGGCAGCAGCGCGCTTCGAAATACTACTGCGGGGAATCAGTCCGTTGCAATTGGCCAGGCCGCAGGCTACACAAACATCAGTGGCAATGACAATGTGTTCATAGGGTTCAACTGCGGGTTTTTCACCACCAGCAGCAACAACGTGGGGATCGGCAGCAGCGCGATGAAAAACACCGCGGGCGGGAGCGGGAACATAGCGATTGGGCAGGCGGCGCTGTACACTGCAACTGCGGCTTCAAACTGCACCGCCATCGGTTTTCAAGCGCTGTTCTATAACACATCCGACAACAACAGCGCTATTGGCTACCAGGCGTTGTTCAATGCCACCGGCGGGTCAAACACCGGAATCGGTGTTCAGGCTCTAAAGACCCTGACAAGCGGAACGAACAACGTGGCGATCGGTTTCCAAGCCGGGTACTCGATGGCGGCGAATGGGGCCGGGGTATTCATTGGCTATCAGGCGGGTTACTCTGAGACCGGGGCCAATCGGCTCTACATCAGCAACACCAACACGACCACGCCGCTGGTCTATGGGCTATTCAGCGGCACTGGCGCCGGCCTGCGCGTCACTTCGCAGGCCACCGACGGGACGCCGCTCGTTGTGCGCGGGAAGGCATCGCAGACATCGACGTTGCAGGAGTGGCAAGACAGCACGAACTCCGTCGTCGCGTCGGTGAACAAGGCCGGCATGATCTCGGGGTCGATGGACACGATGACCTACGCTGCGACGATCTCGCTGGATGTGACGCTGCCCAACCTGCACAAGACCACGACCGTTCACGCCACGGGCAACGCAACGATTAACGCCTCGGGCGTTGGCACTGCCGGACAGCACATGTGGATCCTGATCGTCAATGACGCGACGTCGGGCAAGGTCATCACCTTCGGGACTAACTTCAAATCAACCGGGGCTCTCACCGGCACGACCAGCAAGCAGGCGACAATTCACTTCATTTCGGATGGAGTGTCGTGGTCTGAGGTTGCGAGGACACTGAACCTGTAATGGCACTCGACCCCAATCTGCAGCTGTCAGCGCTCACCAACGCTCAGACCGCGGCGCTGCGCGACGAGCTCGTGGCGCTCGTGGGCGCCACGAGCTCGTACGCCGGATCCGGCGGTGCGCCAAGGCGGGCGACGACATGTTCACAGATCGGACTCTCGCGGCCCAGGAAGCCGCGCTTGTCGAAAACGCCAACGCCGCGCGGCAGTCCGAACGCGCTGCGCTTGATCCAATTCGCGCCCAACGTGACGCGCTCAGAAACGCAGACTACAACAACATATGACCAAACCCAAAATCACCGTCCAACCCAAAACCGAACTTGGCGAGCTGCTCGGCACCGAGGATCGCGGCCAGCACCCAGCCAGGGTGCGTGAGCTGCTTCAGGTAAATCAAGCGCCAGTGCTGACGATCCTCATTCAGCACGATCCACGCGGAGGCCGGACGACGGTCAACGTGATGGACAGCCAGGGCAACCCGGTGGCGTTCGCGACGGCACATCAGCTCTTGGATGCCGGGCGGTCAGCCTTGATTCAACAGGAGACGGCGGCGAAGGCTGAGGCGGCGAAGCGGGCGTAAATCCGCTCATGCGCATATCTGAATTTCCGCGCGCGTCTGGCGGTCATTTCTCCATGCGACACGCGAGAACGGATGTTCTGCCCGAAATATAGACACTTAGAACACGCTGAGAGTCAGAGCTGATAAGTAAACATGCTAGGAAGTGTATAGCGGCGTTATGCAACCCGCAGCGCGTCCTACTGTTACGGTTCTCTGGTCGCGACGGCCGCTTTGTATTCGGCGCGGAACGTCATTCGCGCCCAATACCACGCCTCCAAAGTCTGATCTAGCAGGCCGTGGTGCGGGGCGCGCTTGTGTGCTCGTCGCGTCTCGCGGCACCGCAGGAACGCTGATCCCAGTTTAGCATCAGGCGTCAGCCGGGCGACATCGGCCTTGAGCTTGTCAATCGTCGCCATCCACGCGGCGGTTCTACTGGCAATGTCAGCCCGCGCCTCGTCGCGCTCAAGCCGCAGCGCGTCGATCTCGGCGGCGATGGTCTGCGCTAACCGCTGTTCGTCGGGGTCCGTCCAGCCGTTCATCTCGTGGATCATTGAGTAGATACGCTTTTGCGTCGTCATCTTTGTTTCACTCATGCTTCACCTTCCTTCAAAATGGACCTTCCAATTATCTCGCCGTCTCAGTCCTCCAGTTCCGCCGGGCAGATGATCCCCATCGGCCGGGGAGGCGTGATCCCGGCATACGGCGCCTTGCGAGCGCTCCAGGCCACAACCAGCCCGTCGGGGATCGACATGTCGAGGAGCTGCCAGCGCTTCGAGCGTCGCCCCGGCCAGTAGGCCGAGGCGGTTGCGCGTTTGGTCAGTCTGCCGGCGCCGACCTGAATCGTCACATCGTAGACGCCGGCAGTGGGGGGCATGGTGTCGGTGATCCAGCTCATGAGTCGGCGGGCTTTGGGTTGCCGGCCGCCGCGACGGCCTTGGCCACCAACCTGAGCAGCTCGGCGTATCCCCACCGGCGGAAGTGCCCGTCCACGGTGCCCTCGGATACAACCGTGTCGTTCACGAAGACCTCGAAGTGATAATCGGCGTAGTCGAACGAGCCGGTGGTGTTTTTGATTTTGACGATTAGCATTTCACTCATTGGCGATCCTCAGCAACACGTCCGCGTGGCATGGCTTGTCCACTCGACACCAGCACGCCAGGTCGTGTCCGCGTAACTCGCGCTTGATCTCGTTACGCAGCCCCAGTTGGCCGGGCATTCCGATCCATATCGAGTAAGCCACCACTACTTCGCGGCGGGACCGTTCCACCGTGACCCGAAACGGGTTCCCCCACTTCGTCGGCCGCGTCACGATCACCGC